TCTATACCTTTCCAGCCAGATAAACATTTTACAATCTGCACACATCACAGGAAATAACGCCACTCTATTATATTTAATTTTCATTATTCCTCCTCCAGAAATTCATCCGCCAGATTTTCTCCATACCAGTAATCATTTACCTCTGCATCCACGCTCATAGGGAGATCAATGAGAGAGTGTCCTACTCTTTTCATAGTATCCACTAAGAGATCTGCTCCCTCTTTTACATTTTCCTCTGGCACTTCCATAATAAGCTCATCATGTACTGTTATAATCATGTGGCAATCTAAAGCCTTATAGCGTGGATCTTTGTAAATCTCTATCATAGAGAGTTTCATAATATCCGCACTAGAGCCCTGTATCACGCTGTTAAGGCTCTGCCTGTGTGCCTCTTGATAGCGGTAATCATCGTGATCGGATAACTGCATATCTGGTAATCTACGCTTTCTACCACAGATAGTAGTAACATATCCGTACTCCTCCGCCATTTTCTCAATTTTAAGGCGGAGCTGGTTTACTTTTGGAAAACTCTTGTAAAAGTTATCAATAAGCTGTTGAGCCCATTGCTCACTCTTATCAAACTGCTCTCCTATTGCCTTTGCTCCACGCTCATACATGATACCTAAGAGCACACTTTTCATAGTAGTACGCCTGTGCTTTCCCTCTGCATTTACTGTACCATCTGGATAAAACTCTCTACAATCCTCATAAGGGAGTTTATACACCTGTGATCCCATTATGGCATACAGATCTTTACCATTCTTATAAGCATCCTGCATAGCCTCATCTCCAGAGATATAGGCTAATACTCGTGGCTCAATCTGGCTAAAATCTCCGCCTACCAGCTTATAGCCCTCTCTAGCCTTAAAGATTTTTCTGATCCTCTTTTCGTGGCTAGGGATATTCTGTAAATTGATCTTAGTAACAGTATCAGAGCTACTAAATCTCCCTGTCCTAGCCCCATACTGGTTATAAGTGGTATGTACTGCATTTGTTTTAGCATCCTTTACCGCTGGTATCTTATCAATGTAAGTACCTAAGAGCTTGTTACATTCTTTGTAACGCTGGTAATTATCCAGAAACTCTATAAATTTTTCACTCTTTTTAGTGCCAGCCTTTTTAGCCTTGTTTCTGTGGAGCTGGATAATCTTATCCCCTGTACCTCTGGGCTCTTTTCTGGATACACTCTTTAACTTGAAAATATCATAGAATAAACAGGCTACTTGCTGTGGGCTGTTATAGTTGATTTTCCCAGTACCCTTAGTGAGCCTCATAAGAGTAGGATGATCCTGTATATACTCTGAAAACTGGGCTACATACTCATCACAGAGCTTTTCTTTTTCCGCCATCTCCTCATTAAAGATAACACTAAGCTCCTTTGCATAATCCTCTCTGATCTCCACGCCTCTAAGCTCCATATCCATACACACCTCTATAAGAGGCATCTCAATCTCCCTAAATACATAATGGAGAGCCCTGTAATCTTTTCTGGGATGATCCTCTCTTAAATACTGTTTCTGGAATTGATACAAAGCCCATGTTTTAAAGCCATCATTAGCACCATAGATAGCAAATATATCAATAGGGATATAATTACAGGGGATACCCTCAAAGAGATCTCCAAAATCCTCATCTGATCCTTTTCCGTCTAAGATATACTTATTGTACATAGGCTTTAATCCATGTACCTCATTCTCATTAAGCACCCAGCCAGCTATATTAGTATCCCACCATACATTAGCTATCCTCTGCCCCCAGCTAAATGTGAGCATCTTATCATCAAACTTAATATTATGGTTAATACATTTCAGATCCGCATTAGCCAGATAAGGAAGTAATACCGCCTTACACTCCTCCTCTGTCATTTGCCCCCCTACTCTTTTGTTCTGTAAATCCGTATGATTAAAAGGTACATAAGCACTAGGGAGATCTGGATTATATAAACAGATACCAACTAAAATATCATTGTAAACATCAAGCCCTGTAGTTTCCACATCCAGCACATACTCCCCTATGCCATTTACATAGGTATCCATAAACTCTTTTAATCTCTCTGGAGTACGGATAACCTCATACTCCCCCTCTGCGTGTAATCTACCGCTCTTTACCAGCTCCCCTATTACCTCCAGCCCCTTTGTAAGAGTATTCTGGTTACGCTTAAGGGATATATTACATACTTTCTTATGAGCTAACCTGCTACTTATATCATCCATACTAACAGGCTCTCTACTCATATTAAGATCCACTTTTTCTCTATCCATCCTGTTATCCTCCTGTTTTATTTTTATAAAAAGAGGAGAGGCTTTTTACTGCCTCCCCTCACTCTCCCTAGAATACTCTAGTAGCACCAGATCCACTATTTGAGCTTTCCTCTGTATTATTACCCTTGCTTACCTGCAATCTGCCCTCAATAGCCTTAATCTGATCCTCTTTATCCAGATCCAAGATAAGAGAGCCTACTAAATTTTGAGGCTCTGGAATATCTCTCTCACTTGCATCCTTAGGGAAAAACTGATAGGTAGTTTTCATACTGCCCTTAGCACCGCTACGCTTGATTTTAATATCCCTCTTTGTGAGATCTCCATACTCTTCAGCCAGCCCCAGCATATTCTTAATATCTACTAAGCCTCTCTCCCAGAGCTGTACCTGCTTATCCTTATCCTTTTCCTCCAAGTTGAGCATCTGTAAGAACATTCTCAAACTAGGCTTATTACCAGCCTTGCAAAGCTCACAGCTCTCTCCTTTGCAAAGTACAGTTCGATCTCTACCAGAGCCATCCACATCTAACTTATGTACCTCATAGATGGGAAAATCATACTTAGGCTCTCCATTTTCCTCTGTACCTACCTCTCCATGATGGAGTAATCTTACTGTAGCTGTATCTCCATCATCCTTTAACTGAAACCAGCCTGTTTTAGTAAAGCCTCCATTGTCATACTTGTTAATAAGATCCTGTAATCCCATTCCTGTATCCTCCTGTTTTGATATAAATTTTTTTATTACAGCAACATAGCCTTTACAGCACCTACCATACTGTTTATAGCAAATTGCTTATTAACACCTTTTCCCACAAGTACATCCGCCTTATGTTCATCACGCTTTACAAGCACAATAGCCTTGCCCTGTAGGATCGCTACCAGCGTTTTAACACTTCTCATCTCTATACCTCCTTGCTTTTCGTGATATATAACCTAATCAGAAACACAAGCAATATTTAGAGAGTTACACCAGCAAACACAAATTTTTTTCTAATACTCTTAAAGTAATAGTTGGCTGTGGCTGGAGTGCATTTAAGAGCCTTTGCAACCTCTCCTTTAGTACCGCCCTCCATTAAGATATTTACCGCCACTTGCTCCTTTTCATTGAGATGTAATGAGGCTAAAAGCTCCAGAAACTCATAAGAGCTAATCTCTTTGCACTCTATGGTAAAATCCCTATCCGTAACATCTCCGCCCTCTTTATTGATCTCTACCAAACTCTCATAGCTAACAGGTGTAGATCCTGTATAGCGTTTCTTTCTGGTAGCCTCATTGTAGAGGCGGTTAAGATGCTGGCGTACATACACCTTTAGGAGATTAGAAAAGGTAAGCCCCATACTGGCATCAAAATCATCAATAGCCCTTAACATCGGTATGTAGCTCTCACTCACAAGATCCTCATATTCTGCATTAGGAATACTGTTTACATAGCCCCTAATCAGTATGTTTATAAGCCCTGTATTCTGGTTTATAAGCTCCTGCAAATACCGCTCATTTCTGCTCTCCCTATATAAAAGTACCAACTCCTCATTACTCCTTTTTAATCCTGTATTCATCCTGTTTTCCTCCTTTAATATCCTGTGAGGTAATCTCTCCAGTTACCTCCATACTGCTTTACTAAGTCGTTAATATCCTTTAGATCTGTGTGCCATTGGAGGTTAGTAAACCTAAAGCCTTTTGGTATCAGTAACCGCTTGATCTGGGATGCTCCTTTTCTCCCTGCATCATCGTTATCTGTGGCTATCACAAACCTCCTAAAAGGGGATCTCTCTAACTCTTTGCATTGCTCCTCTGATATGTGAGATCCCATAATGGCTACTGCATATAGCCCATAAGAGATAAGGCTAAGAGCATCTATCTCACTCTCTGTAATCCAGATCTCACTCTCTGGAGTGGCTATACCCTGCGAAAAACTACCATTACAAACCTCATACAGCCCAAACACTAAAGAGCTTTTATCTACATCCTTTGCATTGTAAAAATGCTTTCCAGTAATGCTCCTGCCTTTGTAAAACACCACTCTCCCCTCCATATCCCTAACAGGGAAAAGTACTGTTTTATCCGCTGGATCATATCCAAGCTGGTAAGCATCCAAGATCCAGTTAGCAAGTTTCCTTTTGTGTAGATACTCACAAGCCTCCTCACTATTTAGGAGCTCTCTGTGGTATCTCTCTACCTCATCCTCATCCATGTAAGAGGCTTTCTGGGCTTGTCCTCTGTAGAGGTTAAGCTCTAAGGGCTCTCTATCCTGTGAGGAGTAGTTATATCTGCCTACTAACCACTTGTACCCTGCTAAGTTGTTTTCCAGCCCCAGCACATCCGCTACAAATTGAGGTAGATCCGCTGTATATCCACAGGTGTAGCAATGTACTGTACCTGCCTCATACTTGCGATCCCTTACCACTTTCTCCTTAAGCAACACTCCACAAGAGGGGCTATGTTCCTTACCGCCTTTATGAAAAGGGCAAGTAACCATAAGATCCGATCCTGTGTTATTGATCTCCCTTAGTAACCCTGTACCATAGAGCTGGAGCTTAATATCTCTAAGCACCTGCTCTACAGTAGCTACAATGGGTACGCCCCAGATCGTTATCACTTCTTAGCTTTCTCCTTTTTAGGAGCTGTCATTTTAAGTACAACGATCTCTTTGACCTCTAAGCACTCTGTAAGTACTTCCTGTGGCAACTCTCCAGCCTCTACAGCCTTTAAAGTAGCCTCCTCATCTACCGCCTCTACCGACTTAATGCAACCTGTGAGATTTCTTGTATGGAGCTCCTCCAGCAACTTAGGCTCATCAATACTCTTTCTCTCCTGCACAATCCTCTCAAAGCGGTATCCAGCCTCATCCGTATAATCTTTTTCTCCAGCCTCCGCCATTGCATCCTTAAGGAGTGTTTTGTACTTCTCCTCCTCTTTCTTAGCCTGTTCTAAGGCTAACTTTCTGGCTTTATAAGCCTCATAGATCTCCGCTAAATTCATAGCTTGTACCTCCTGTATAAAATTTTGTTTTATTATAAAATTCTCTGTTTTAATCTTTGTAAAACGGAGATTTATAACCAAAAAAATATTGTAGGGCTTAATTACCCCATTTTATCCCTGCCTCAAGAATAGTATATCTTTGTTAAACAGAGATGTCAATACCTAAATTTTAGTTTTACTTAAAATTTTCTTAGTTTTTATTTACATTTTCTCTGTTTTGCTGTATAATTAGCTTATCCCTTTAAGAGAGGGGGTGAACACATGGCAAGTGATCCTAAAACCGCTTTTCCCAGAGCATTACAGTATTACATGAGCATCAATGGGAAAAAGCAACAAGATTTAATTAAGGATCTTAATATCAGTTCCGCTACTCTCTCACAATGGGTAAACGGAAAAATGTTTCCTCGTATGGATAAAGTAGAAATGCTGGCTACATACTTCCGCATAACTACTACAGACTTACTTACTGATCCTTACGATAAACCCAAAACATCATCCGATCCTCTTATGATAGCTAAGCTATTAGAGAGTAGCCCTCCTTTGTATGAGCTTTTCAGATTAACACTTAACTTACAGGAGGATGATATTATCCTACTTAAAGGGGTAGCGGAGAGATTACTCCAGCTACAAAGAAAAGAGGAGTAATCCTCTGGGGGCTAGTACCGCAAATACTAGCCTCTTTTCTTTTACCCTAAAATACCCTGTTGCTCCGCTCTCTGCCTTATAGGTGTAGCATTTCCCTCTTTGCTAAAATCCATGTACGCTAAAGGGATAAAATACAGCTCACTTAATTTCTGTGCATACTCCATCTTAGGAGCTGTACGCCCTGCCTCCCAGCTTATGATAGTTTGCTCTGTTACGCCTAAGAGCTTAGCTACCTCCACCTGTGAGTATCCTGCATTTACCCTACAGGCACTCAACCGCCATTTAAGATCAAAGTAATTCATCTATGATACCTCCCTCCCAGCCTTAAAAGCATCTAAGGCACTTGCACTAACAAACTTTTTGATAGTAGGTATCATAACCTCACGCTCCACAGCCTCCAGCTTTCCGCTCTGGATATTTCTGTAAACGGATCTCTCACTCATTCCAAGCATCTCCGATACCTCCGCCACAGAGTACTCTTTTACCACAGGCTCATCCTCCTGCTTAATCGGCTCTACCTCTGTTTCCTCTCCTAAGAGGTTTTTTAACCAGCCCTTATACTCATCCGCCTCTCTGCCTATTAAGCTCCTGCCTAAGATTTCACAGCCAGCCATAGTACACTCATAGTAAGATTTTCTACCAGATCCCACCGCTGTAAAATACTCCCCAGCATCCTCTCCCAGAGTTTCTACATACTTTCTAATAGCCCTCAAAAGGTTATCATGTCTTTTACCCAGCTTTTCCGCTATCTCTTTACTGCTCAATGTCATAAAACTAAAACCTCCTTTGTCCTTAGATATTTAAACCTAATCACAAAGGAGGCTTTCTTTTAGAGTACCGCTCAAAAAATTTTTAGTTTTCCTTTTTCCCACTCTTAATATTATAGATTGAGAGCTTTTCATCTGGCTTATTGATAAGAGTTTTATTATCCACTACTACCTTACGCTCCAACGCTAAGCCGATCATTTCACTACATAGCTCCAACTGCTCCATACTGGTAAAATAGATAGGATACAGATCCCCATCATCTGTAAGATACATAGGTACTAATCTGCCGCTGGGTACACCCTTTTTACTTTTAGAAACCATAATCTTTATTACCTCCTTTATTCTCTCCAGCCTCTTTATTTTCCGCTGGTTTATCCTCCTCCTCTGGGTTATCCTTTACAAGAGGCTCTAAGTATCCTGTGTTAATATCCCAGATCATAAGGATCTCTTTGTTATTGATACCATAACGATTTTTCTTTATAGCCAGCTTAAGAGTACCATCTATCACGCTAAGAGAGATAACTCTAGTGGCGTTTTGTCCTACTCCATCACTCTCCGCCAGATCGTGTAACTCTGGGCTTTCTCCCTTTTTCCTGTTTTTTACTGCCTCTCTGTTAGCTTGTGC